CTGGCTCCACGTTCAATCCGCGCACAAACTCAACGCGATGCGCTGAGTTCAGCACCTCGCGGAACGTTGCGGAGGTGTAAGTCCAGTTGTTCGTGGCCTCCGTAACTCGCATTGGCCTTAAAACACGATTGTACGTGTTCCAGACAAAACGCTTGGCTAGACTCTCTTCCGTCGTGCCCGACCCACTACCGCGAATCGTGCCGACATACCGAGCCGTCCGCAGCGAATGCCGCACATAGATGCTTTCTTGGGTCGCCAATGCTTCGGCACGACTTGTGTCATTTGCCCATGCCGTGCCGCGTTGCAGATGCAACTGGCCATCACGAGCCACGACATAAATGTCGTAGTTGGTCCCGCTTGCCATCCCGGCAAGAGGCAGCTTCAGCTCTTTGAACGTAAAAACCTCGAAGCGCGCTCCGGTCCACAAACTCACGCGGTTACCGACGAACGGCGTGTAATAAATCGTGTCTGCGGCGGTCACGTCGGATGTAGTGACAGGCGTTGCCGACGTAAGTGTCAGCCGCCCCTCCGCCAGATGCCGGAAGTTATCCAGCGGCTCAAAGCCCGCACCCCTCGGCATCCCCCGCGACTTCGCACTAAGCGGCATACAGGTATTCTCCAACGTTCGCAGCAACCGTGAAGTCGTCGCCGCCGTGCGTGGTCGCCCGCAGCGTCCAGCCCGTCTGCAATTCAAGCTCTACGTCTTCCTCGTATTCGAAGGTCTTCGTGGTCGCGCCTGCAGTGATGGCATCTACCAGCACCTCGCGCCATAAATGAAAGTTCGTTCCATCGAAGAGGAATAGCCGCACCATGCCCGCCGACGTGCTGGCCAGTGCCTTGATGCGAATCTTGGAAATGAGTGCCGCCTGCCCCGTCGCGTTGGCATAGACGTTGCCATAGTTCGTAGGTCCGGTGAGGCTGGTGTCCGCCGTGTCAATCTTGACAGCCGTAGTCTTCGGCGTGTTGACAAAGACGGGAACGCGATTGATTGCCATTTACATTCTCCTATCGAAAAGCATTCCAAAGACTCAAGCCAACCATCGACTCGTGATATAGCAGCCGAGACACAATCTCACCCTTCTCCGTTGCGCTGAAGTCCACCGCGCGATGCTCGTAAGCTCCGCTGCCGTCGCTGGCTTTGTTGTCGGAAGCGTCGTCCGCCTCGCGTGGCGTGCTGGCGTAGAGCGCCGCGCCTGCGGCTGCGGTCTGGGTTACGTTGGCCATTAGGACACACCTCCATCACAGATGAAACTCGCCGTGACGTCCGCGAACACATAAGAGCTTCCGCGCCCGGTAGCGACTAGATCACGCGTCTTCTTCATGCCGCCTGGTTCCAGCGTGCAGCGCGCGTAGGTCTTGCCGCCGTAGACGATGGAGACTTCAGAACGCCACGATTCAATGTCTGCAGCAATATTGGCTTCCACGTTCGCAACCGTATCGATGTACCTAAGGCGACAGGTCACTTTTCGCCCTGCTTCGCCGCAATCCACAATTACATTGCCTGTCGTGCCGACAGGATGGTATCTCCGCAAGTCATCCATTGGCGATTCTGGCGTACAGGCGATGAGGTAGCGACCCGCAACAGTCGGTGCTGTGAGCGCAGCAAAGGATGACCCGCCGATAGTGCATGACACGCCCATTTACCACCTCGATAACGCGCCTTGGTTCAGGATGTATTCGCGCTCCATGACAGAGCGCAACGCTTCACGATTACGATATTGAGCGTCAACGATGGGATTGAGTTGGCGATTTTCCTGCTCTACTTTGTCTTGATTCTTTATTTGCAGGTACAGCGCTTGTGATCGGCGCACGTTTTCCCATAGCTCAACGCCCTTGCCGTTATTGATCTTCGCGCGAGCATCTTCAAAAACCTCGCGCGCGACGGTTCCCGAAATCCCTGCTTGGCTCTCCAAAATTGCGCGACCAGCTGGATCATTGGCAAGCAGCCTTAGCCCCTCGTTGAATTCCTTTAGGCGAGATCCTTCAATCCAGATTTTCTTTTCAAAGGCCGTTGGCAACTTCTCGTCAAACGCGAACGGGTTAAGAGCCTCAGTCCACGTTCTTCCTTTTATTCCGGCGGACGATACATTTAGCTGGTTCCCTAACGCCTGCGTGAAATCCACAAAACTGCCTGCCCCTTGAGTTCCGGCAAATACCGCCCTTGTGGCTTGATTTGCGGCTGCAGACATCTGTGCAGCCTGCGAGGCCTGTGCGTCTGTTGCTACGTTCCATGCCGTGTCGCGTAAGCGCGTAGCTGCTAATGTCGCGCCGCCAATCGCGCCGAACATTCCAAGTGCTCCGGTCGCGAGTTTTGCCAATCGTGTTGAGCCCCCGCGCTGTGCCGCCGCTCCCGCGAACTCTGTCACGCCTCGTAAATTCCCAACGTTCACATCGCCCTGTAGCAGCCCCATCACATCGAAACTATTTCCAACGAAATCTCTGCCCGTGAGACTGATATCTCCATTAGCGGCTGCCGCCGCAGATCGGAGTCTTGAGCCATAGGCAACCGCCTTCGTGAGTTGGGCCTTCTTTAACTCTGCTTCTAAGGCTTTCTTGACCTCACGCCGGGTCATCCCTTCCATGCCCGCGATAGACGGCCCCTGAGGGCTATCCCCCAGCCGCATCCGAGGCACGCGTAAGCCGTCATCTACCAGCGGCGCAAACGCGCCCGTTGTTGAGAGGCTGGGCTTGGCTTGCGGACCCGGCGTAAACAGGCGCGGACCGTCCAACGTTGAGCTACGCAGCAGGCGGTCCTGGTGCATGCCAATGGTTGCATCGAATTCGCTGTTGCGCTGGCGCTGTAACTTGGCGTCGTGCTCCTTCGCTGCCTCCAACGCGAGTTCGGCGGCACGCTGAATCTCTTTCACTTCCGCCACAAACTGCGTCAGCTCTGACATGGCTTAAGCCTGCTTCTGTTGCTTCTGGTCAACCTGCTTCTTCAGCGCCGCGAAATGCGAAGCTGCATCTACCGTGTTGTCTTGCATTTCATCGGATGACCTTCGCTCATGATGCTCAATCTTCACGGGTCCACCCGCCGCTGCGATGGCTGTGAAGGCGGTCAGCGCCGCGTTGCCATTCTCGTTGCCTTCCGCCTGCGCTTCCTTTAGCTCGATTCCAACCCGTTCGCACCAGTCCGCGAAGCTGTAGCTTTCGGACGCATCGAAAGCCATGCGCAGCCGCCCCGGAGCGAGCCGGTAGGCGTCCTGGCTCTTCGCATCCAACTTGGCCCGCATGTACAGAAGTTCTGCCGCCGCGCGATTCATCGTGCCTCCGTTACGAGATGGGAACCGTTGTGCCGTCTGCGGACTCATGCATCAGCGTGAGAACCGTCGTGCCGTATTCGCTCTTGCCCTGGTCCATGTCCACGCCGACCAGCACCATGTTGACGCAGGTCACCGATACCGTGTCCGACTTGATGACAAGCGCGAAAGAGGAGCTGGTGTCTTTGGTGCCAAGCGCCGTGACAATCTTCACTTCGCGCAGGAACAGACGCACAATCAGGCGCTTGTTGACGACGTTGACCTGTTGCGGGTATTCGTCCGCACCTGTCCAGTCTGCGAGCGGGTCGCCCACGTGTGAGACTTGCACACGGATAACACCGCCGCTGCCGCTGGCGTAGGTCGTCCCGTTGAACTCAGCACTCGTTACCGCGAATGAACTGCTCATAAGTCACGCTCCTATGGCTTGCGTGACCGTGCGAGTAGGTCTGCGAGAATGTTTAAACGGGAAAAGGGGCTCGCATCTCCCTCTTTCGCCCCTCCAGCCGTCGCCAGTGGAGCTATCCCGCTTTTAGTTGCTACGGATCCAAGAAGCGGATTCCGCCGCCTCCGTACATTCCAAAGTCGAAAATCATGATGCCGCCCTTGTTCACGACATCGACGTTCAAGAGACTAAAGCGGCAATATTGCGGAATGCCCAAGCCCCTATCCGCCTCATTGAAATTCGCATTCAAGGCCAATGCGTTAGAGAGACTCAGCGCCAACTCCCAAGCGGTGTTCAGGTCCGATGATGTATCTTTAGCGATTCCAACCTGCAGCTCGCCAATGATGTCGAACGTCTCCGGCCTGTCTGCCACCGTGTCATCTACCGAGCCCGCGCTCTTCAGCATGCAATGGAAGTAGCCTTGCGTCTCCGCAGTGAGCGCCTTAATCAGCCCCGCCTTGTTCTCCGCATCTGTCCACCGCTTGTAGCCCTGAAACGCGCGTGAGCTTCCAATGCCCGTGATGCCTTTGGCCACGGCCAGAACCTTGTCGAGCGTCTTGGTCTGAATCAGCGTTCCTGCGGCCACGGCTGCCTCGCTATCCTTTCAGAATCTCTTTCACGTCGTTCTCTGCCTCTCGCTTCACCGAACCGTAGAACCTCCGATTCGGCCACCACAAGCCCCGTCCGGCATTTCGGCCTGCCATGCGTCGAAACTGCCGCTCCTGCCGCCGCACTTCGTCTAACGCCTGGCCCAACTCGCGAATCTCCGCATAGAACACCTCTTGAGGAATCTGCGCTTTCAGGTCGCGCACGATTCGCTCCAGTCGGCCCAGCGCATTCCGCGAGCGGGTCATGCGCCAAATGGTGTTGGGGCTAAGCGCCATCGCTGAGAGCCTTCTCCTCTACGCACATCACCTCGTACACGCGCCCGGCTGCGTCCTTGGTCACGACTTCCGCCACGAAGTAAGGCCGCGCGAGATATGTCACCTTGTCCCCGACGCTGATGGGCTCCGCATCCGTGGTTGCCGTTGCAAAGTTCGTCTGTCCGGTGCCAATCTCCAGCGTGAGTATGCGCTGCTCTTCTTCACCGTGCCCGGTGTCCACGCGGCGCGTGGCCTGTCCGAGCACGTAGGCTTTCACGTCAGCGTTCGCCGCGCCCCGATGCGACAGTGAGACCTTGCACCGCTTGCGCCTGCGCAGCGCATAGCCTTCACGCATCGGCCATTTGTAGTCGAGCGGGTTGCTCATAGAGAGATGACCTTCTCAGTCCACAAAAGCGATTCCGCAGCCGGACACAGGTTTTCTAGCGGCGGGATCTGGCCCATTGCCTCGCGGTATTCGTACATTGCCGCAATCATCATCTTCATGGCTATCTTGATGTTCTCCGGCACGGCGGCAGCATCGCCGAAGCCCGCCACATACCGAATCGTCACCGCGTTCTGAATGTCTCTGGTCGCTGGCCAAATCTCTCCGAACGCCGGGTAGAGCCTTGGGACCACTGAATACGTGTCGAGCGTGTAGTCACTGCTATCCATCGTTGAAGTCGTGCCGCCTGTATTGATGTAGCTGATGCTCGTAATGCTCTGCACGGGTCCGTATGGCAGCAGGATTTCGCGACTGCCAACCGGGAACCCGTCCCGCGTCATGTCCCACGTCTGCGAGACTAAGCGCCGATTCAGCCAGCGTTCAACGTGCACGCGAACCGCTATAATCCATGCGGCAATCGTGGCGTCGTCCTCTGTCACGTCCACGCGCAAATGCGTCTTGACTTGTGCGGTCGTAATCGGCTCCTCTGCCGGAGCAGTATGCAACTTCAACCCATAGTGCGGCTCACAGTTCATCATGAGGCTTTCCGCTCTGGCTTGCGCCCGCACAGGTTCAGACTCACAGGCAGTGCTGCACAATCCTGAATCTCACTGGTCCACGGCTGGATGTCTTCCAGTCCCGCCATCTTTAGCAGCAGCGTCAGCTTGCCCGTATGGAACAGCGCGCCGTGGAAGTCATTCATGTCCGTTTGCCCACCCATCAGCCACAGTTCAAAGTGCGGATGGTCCGACTGCTCCAGCGCCTTCTCCACGTCCGGCACCGCCACCTTCAGCAACCCACCGGGTTTGAGCACGCGCACCCAATCGACCAGCACCGTGTACGTCTCTCGATGGCTGAAATGCTCGAGCACGTGGCTGGCTCTGATTTCCTCCGCGCTTTCGTCCGCGTACGCGAGCGGATACACCTCGGAGCCAAGCTTGCGGTCCACTGGTGTGAAGCCTTCAATCTCTGTCGAGCCTGCGCCCAGGTTGAGTTTCACGGTCAGTTCCTACCCCGCTCCTCACGCTCCACCCACCGCCCCAGCGCGTAAACCACCGTCCTCAGTTCCGCAGCCGTCCACGTCGCCGGGTCTTTGTCCATGATGGCCTTAGCTGCCACGACCAGCGCGCGAATGGCTTTGCGCTCCGTCACCTCCGCAGATTCCGGCCTGCTCGCATCCCAAGCCGCCTTCGCCGCCGCATGCTCTGTCTTCAGCGCCAGCACTTCCGCGCCCGTCATCTTCCGCCAGCCTTGCCGCGCGTTCTGGCCGTCTGCGAGTGGCTGCTGCTTCACAGGCCACTTCGCCGGGAGTTCTTCAGTGTTCGCCGTGTCTTCCGCGAGCAGGACTTCGTAGTCCGCAGCGAATGCGGGAGTGGAGAGCAGCGCGAGAATCAGGAACAGACGCACGTTAGCGGCCTCCGGTGGGGGTGAATTTGAGGTAGTAGTAATCGACTGTCATCGTGCGGCTGGTAGCGCCTGCGCTCTTGAGAATCGTCAGGCCCGGACCCGTAGCGCGTGCCGTTGCTTTCGGAATGTTCGTTGTGATGTTGACTGCCGTGCCGCCGTTCACGCTGAAAGCAACATTCGAGGCATCAGCGTTGACAACAGCGCGCAAGCGATACCACGTGTTAGCAGCGAAGGCCGTTCCGGTGTCTATTGTGGTCTCGGTGCTGTTTGAGCGCGTGTAGGCCAGCCACTTGCCGCTATTGGCGGAGTGTATGTAGCGGAAGCAAATCGCGTCCGTGCCCTCACCATTGCCTGCGTCTATCAATCCCGCCCACGCTGTATAGGTATTCGTGCCATCTGAGAGCGCATCAATTTTAATGCGCGCCTCAAAGATGACCTCCCCTGCGCCCAAGCACACACTGCCGATTGCTACGGGTTGAATATTCGAACGACCACTAGTGTCTGTGCCTGTGGCTAAGTCCCACACGCCAAGCGCAGAGTCTGTAGCAGTTCCTGCGGCAACCGAGGCTGACGTGCCAGACGTATTCGGCATGAAGCCGATTGCACCCGTACGAGCACTTGCCACAGGCGCGCCGATAAACTCATCTATCAGCTCAAAGCTCGTATTCGGCGCATTGAGCCCCGTCGTCACCGTCCCCCAACTCGCATCCGTCCCGTCTGTCGTCAGGAATTTGCCGGAGTTGCCGGTTTGAGGGGGGAGAGATGCGCCGCCGCCGCCAGAGCTGATAATCCCAGCTCCCGGCGTGGCAGCACCCAGCGCCCAGATGGAGATCGCGCCAACGAAAACCGCACCGAGAACGAGCGAGACTTTCCGCATCTAACTACTCCTCTACGTAGATGAGTTTGGCGGTGCCGCTGGCCGTGGCGTGCGAGAAACTCGTGCACGCCTTCGGGATGCGGACGCTATCGCCATCCTCAAGGAAACACTTGTTTGTGCCTTCGGTGTCGTTGGCCGTCACCGCGCCACCAGTCCAATTGATATAGACCGTGGCCGAACCTTTGTTCACGATGCTGCCACCACCTACGCGGCGGTCGGTAATCGTGACCACGCTGTCATCGGTGGAGCTATCCAGAATCGCGCCCATCGCGCCGGAGATGGTTGTGTCTGCGGCAGAGCGTGGCGCAAAGCCGAGCATGCTCACAAGCAGCATGGCAAGCAGCAGGACGGAAATGACGAGAGTTGATTTCTTCATGCTGCCTCCGTTACTTCCGCTTCTTGTTGGCGTCGTCGAGACCCTTCTTGAACGTCTCGAAATCCTTCTGGCTCTGCGGCGCAATCTTCACCACACCGCGCGCGTTCCATTCGTAAGCCTCGCCCGGTCCCATGATGTGCTTCGCACCCGGCACCAGATGCCGCTCAGGCCGCACCACTTCCACGTGAATCTGCATCACCGTGTCTCCTTCTCTTCAAGCTCACACTGTTTGCCGAATCGAGGCATATACTTGTTGCGCCAATCCTGCACCGAAAGGTATTTCTGGCAGAGTTCGACTTCTCTGGTTTGCGGGTTCTTCACGTACTCGAAAATGCTGACCATCGCTTCCATGTGGCCGATGCAGACACGCGGCTCGACGTAGAGCGTGTTGCCGCTCTGCTCCCATTTCTTCCAGAAGTAGATGTCAGCGTCGATAGCGCCCTTGCGATAGGTGCCATCCTTCGCTGGCTGGCCAAAGAACCAGGGCTTGCGCATGCGCTTGAGTGCGGAGGCCCGGAGCAGCGTGAGGCCGAAGTGCGCCGTGTGCGCCTGAATCGGCCCCTTGATTTCGATGCGGTTCTTGAACTTGCCTTTGTCGTCCTTCACCGTCATCAGCGGCATGCCCGTGTTGCGGCGCGGCTGGTTGGCTGCGAGCGCGTGCATGCGCGGATTGCTGCCGAAGACCTTGAACATGTGCTGAAGCTGGTTCGGCGTTGTGAGCGTGTCGTAGTCGAGCGTCAGGATCCAATCCACGCCTTGCTCAACGCAGTCCTCCAGCGCGGTCTGGATGCACTTCTCCCAGAACGCGCCGGAATACCATGAAAGCGGGATGTTGAAGGGCTTGAGAGTGTCGAAAATGCTTCCGAAATGGTCATTCCAACCCAGGCGCGGCACAGAGCAAATCGCCTTGATTTTGAATTGCCGCATCTTCTTCGCGGAAGACATTTGAACCCTTTCAAAAAGAAGGGGCGATGAAGCCCCTTGAGTGTGGTTTTCAGTCCCTTGTAACTACTTTTTAGATGATGCTGATGGCGTCGTGCGTGGAGCCAACCATGTCGGACGTGCTCGCAGGCTGCTGTTCAGCGCGGCTCTGGATGGCAACCGCGGCAAACTGCATGTTGCTGCCCGTACCCGTGCCCGCCGTCACCGACAGGCGCAGATACCGCTTGCGGCCTCGCATATCGACATGGCGAACCACGTTGCGCGCGGTCAGCAGGTCCGGCGAAGCGTTGGCTACGACGGTTGCGAAGTTCGTGACCTGCGTGTCATCGCTTTCCAGCAGCGAGACCACGGGCAGAGTCGCGTCGGTCGTCTCTTCATCGCCGCAGTTGACGACGATGGTGGCGTAGTCGTAGCCCTTCATGTCCAGATTCGCGGTGGCAGTTGCGCCGTCCGTGATGGTCTGAGCCTTGATGAGCTGGACGATTTTCGTGGCCTGTGATTTGGGCATGATTGTATCCTCGTTTGGTCTTGTGCTTAAAAGCGGCGGGGTGCGCCGCTCTCGTTAGTTGCCCGTCTTCAGCGCGACAATCGGACCAGCGGCGGAAGCCGTGCCGCGTTCGTGGACCACGATGTCAAAGCGCTGCGTGCCCTTGATGCCGATCTGGTCGCGTTCCCACATGGACTGCCCGCCCACACTGGCCGAGTCGCTCATGGCGATGGAGACCTGGCGGCGGTCGCCGAACTTGGCCGCAGCCCCGAGGTCACCGAAGTAGCAGGTGATGGTCGCATTCGTGGTCGCGTTCAGAATCGGCGTCGCGAAGTTCACCGGGTAGCCCAGGAAGCGGCCCTGAGCCACTCCGTTGACGATTTCCAGGCTGGTCACGCCACCGGAGGCCAGCGCCAGGCGCTCCATAACGTTGTGATAGAAAGACTTGTTGCAGTAGAACTCGGGGTTCGGGGCCAGCGTGTAATCCGGAATCTTCGCCAGCAGGCTGTGGAAGTCGGCCATGACGATAGCCGCCCACGTGTTGCTGGTGCCCTGCGTCACAATCGAACCCGCCTGCAGCGCGTTCTTCAGGCCAGTGATGCCGCTGTAGGTCGAGGTGCCGTCGCCGTTGAAACCCGCCGTGTCTTCCGCGTTCGCGAAAGCGTAGGAGATTTCACCAATGAGGTCGTCGCCGATGTTGATAACCGCGTCTTCGCTCAGTTCCGAAGACATGCGGGTGATGACCATCCACTTGTTCGCGGTCAGGGTCACCGTGTCCCACGCCTTGTTGCTTTCGGTGCCAACCGCGCTCTCGCCGACCGGGTAAGCGGTCAGGCCGGAGGTGCGGCGGGGGATGACGAGCGTGTCACGGGTCATCGGGACGACTTTGCACTTGCGGCGGAAGATGCCGTATTTCTCGCGCAGGTCAATCATCGAGTTCAGGAACTCTTCGGGGACCAGGTAGCCGCCCGCCGTGTTCGTGCCTTCGTTCAGCACGGCCATCGGGGAGAACATGTCGCGCGCCTTCTTGGTCGCCCAATTCAGGCCCAGCGCGGCGCAGGCCCACACGCCGAAGCGGTAGGCAGTTTCGACGTTCGGAGCGTTGCGCAGGTGGCCGCGATACTTCGGGGTGGCCGGAAGCGCAGCGCCGGGAACCTCAACGGAGGGCGCGGGAACCGTGGCCTTCGGGGGTTCCGGCGTCTCGAGCGCCAGCTCTTCGCGCTCCTGCAACTCGGCCTTCTCAATCTGGGTACGGAACTCAGCCGCCTTGGCATGCTGCGCGTCGAAGTCCGCCTGTTCTTCGGCGGTCATCACGCGGTTTTCGTTGTCGGCCTTGGCGACGATAGCCTTTGCGTTGCCGATGGCTTCCGCGCGCATCTTCTTGAGTTTCAGTGAATACTTCATGGGGTTGCCCTCGCGTGAATGTAAGCGTGCACGACTGCTCACATTCAGCTTTACAAGGCGTTTCCATGGGCCGCGATAAAGTGATATGGAATGTTATGCGTGAAACTTAGATTTTGTTTCGTGACTCAAGATACAGTTCAAACCACCCGCAGAGCTGCGTCTCCGTGCAGGGGAGTCTCAGCGGCACGATCTGACGCCAGCGCCAGACCGTCATGTTGGACACGCAGATGCCGTAGCGTTTCGCGAGCACATCGGGAATCTGATAGCTGCGCACGAGCTTCAACTGCGGTTCGGCCATAGTCATCATCCCTGCATTTCCTCAAGCGCCATGAGAGCCTTCGCCCGTTTGTTGCTGCCGCCGTTCCGCACTTCCTTCGCCAGCATCGCCAGCGCCTTATCGAAGCCCATCACGCCATCGGTGAGCTTGTTCGCCGCTGCCTGCTCGCCGATGAAGACCTTGGCTTCCAGCTTCCGCACCGTCTCGCCTCGGATGCCGCGCCCCTTGGCTACCGCGTCCACGAAGTGCCCGAAGAGTGCGTCCACATGCTCCTGCACGTAATCCACATGCTCCTGCGTCACAGGCTGCGAGGGGTCGCCGACACCCTTGAACTTGCCCGTCACGATCGGAGTAACCTTGATGCCAGCGCTCTCGAATGCCTTGCTCGCATCCACCAGCGCCGTTACGACGCCGATACTGCCCACGGCGGCGGTATCGTTGCTGTAGATGGCGCGCGCATTCGCGGCGGTCCAGTAAGCCGCGCTGCATCCGCAATCTTCGATGTAGGCCATGACGGGCTTGACCGCGTTCGCCGCTTTAACTTCCGCCGCGAGGTCGCCAGTGCCCGCCACGCTGCCTCCAGGGGAATCAATCAGCAGCATGATGCCGCCGATGTGCGGATCTGCCGCAGCCTGACGCACCGTCGCGGATAGCTCCGCCTGGTCCGCGTAGCCCCAAGAGCCATAGCCCTTGAACATGGGGCCGAAGACGCCGATGACGGCAATGCCGCCCGGTGTGACTGCGAAGCCCGCGTTGATGGCGAGCTTGAGCAGGCCATTCTCCGCCAGCACCCGGCGCACGCGCGGCTCGTGCTGGGCTGCGGGCTTCAGGAAGCGCAGGCTGTTGAGGAAGCCGTGGAAGCGCGCGGGCTCCATCAGCATCGGCACATTGAGGATTTCGGCGACTTTATCCATTGTTCTGCTCCTGCGGCATTGCCGCCTGCTCCACCTGTCCCGCTTTCTCCAGCGGCACCATTGCGCCCTGAATGTACAGCCTGTCCGCAGCCGGGTCGGGATGTGGCTCCATGTCCTCATACTTGCGCCATTCGTTAGAAGTCATCGCGCCAGCCGCATGCATCGCGCGGCAAAACTCCGTCCGAGTCTTCACATCACCACGCAACAAGCCTTTTACTTCGCAGTGCGGGTAAATGGCTGCATCGTAGCCCGTCATGAGCTGCCGCTTGACTTCCTGCTCGAAGCGCACGAGCCATGGCATGAGGCAGGAGTTCACATAGTCCGTTTCCTGCGCATCCAGCGTGGACCAGCCCTGAGCGCGGCCTACGTCCTGAATCTTGTAGAGCGGCATGCGGAACCAGGAGGCTATTTCTTCCTTCTGGAAGCGGCGGAGTTCGAGGAATTCCATGTCTTTCATGGGCATTGTGAGCCCTTTGTAGACCACGCCGCCATCCAAGATGGCCGTCTTGCCCGCGTTCATCGGCCCTGCATACATTCGCATCCACGCTTCGCCGAGTGCCTGCTTGTTCTCTGGCTTGAGAATCTGCGGGGTCTCTAGCACGCCCGCAGGCCGTGCAGAGTTCTGGAGGAAGTTGCTCGCGAAGTTCTGCGCATTGCCTGCCAGTTTGAGCGTGTTCGACATCAACCGCGCCACACTGTAGCCCATCAGTCCGTCTGAACTCATGCCGTACAGGTGGAAGATGCGCTCGCGAGGCAGCGACGTTGTGCTGCCGTCGTCGTTGTGAATCTTGTAAACGAACCGACTGCCCGAGAGCCGCTCTACGCGCACGCGGCTGGGATGGATGGGATACAACCCCGCAATCTGGCCCGCGCCATTCCGCACAATCTCCGCGTAGGCGTTACCCCATCCCGCCGCCCATTGCATCATCGTTGAGCGGAACGTAAAGGCTGACATGAGCGGGTTGGGTGTGACCGCTAACACGTTCGCGAGCGGGTCTTTTTCCAACGAAACACGCTTCTTCTTTGTGTTCTTCAGAAGGCGAAAGGGCAACTTCGCCGTGTCTTCTGCAATGTTGCGGATGCAGCTATAGTATGTGCCGATGGTGAGCGCCGACTTCTCATCAAGCATTTCGTCGTAGATGGTTTGGCCGGCGAACGTCACCCATCCGCGCTCACTGTTATTCGCGGCCTTGGTGCCAAGCCCGAGCCATTCGAGTAGTCGTTTCATGCGTTCTTGTTCCTTAACCGCCGATGATTGTGATGCTTGGAACAGCCACGACTCCGGCTTCCGAGATTCCGATGGCCATCACCAGCGCCACCATCAAATCAATACGCTCCGTGCTCTTCGCTTTGTCGAGCTTGATATTGCCTGCCGGGTCTGTCTTCACCGTTGCATTGCTCGCGTTCCAGCGCAGCACCTCGTGGCCCGCGTGTATCAGTTCGCCACCCACAATCATTTTCTCAAGATGCTTGCAGGGTTCGTTCATGCTCTGAAAGCCCTGTCGGAATTCCTTCAAGTTCATCCCATCTTGGTCTTTGAGCTGGCCTGCAAGTTGACGCGCGTTCCAGGGGTCAAAGGCGATTTCTTTGATGTCGTACTCGCGCGATAAAGCATTGATGCGCGCGCGCAGGAACTCGTAATCAATCACATTGCCCGGTGTCGTCTCAATCAACCCCTCGCGCTGCCACGTTAGATAAGGCACGCGGTCGCGCCTCTCTCGTCGCTCTGCGTTGTCTTCCGGAATCCAGCACCAGCACAGGCACACCTTGTTCTCGGGGAAATACAGCACGAAGGCGCTAAGGTCCGTTGTGGATGACAGGTCCAGTCCGGCGAAACACGGCTGGCCACGCAAGTCTTCCGCCCATTTCTCTATCGTCTTTGTGCCCTTACAACGGTCCCACGCGTCAAGTTGGATCCACCGCACGTCTTGTTCTGTGCGAATGTTCAGATGCAGACGCTTAAACGTGTTCTCATACGAAGGCGTATCCTGCGCTCGCTTGCATTCGCGGTTCAGATAGTCGAGCGACACGCTCACCCCGAGGTTCGGGTTGGCCTTTGCCCAGACCTTCGGGTCTTTCCAATCATCCTTCGGCCCAGCCTCGTAGATGACGGGAAGGAATGCGTAGTCTTTGATGACTCCATCCCGCACCTTGCTCGCGTAGTCGTGTTTCTCGTTGCAGATGCTAGGGCGGTGGAAGTCACTGGTTGTGATGTGAATCATCATCGGCTGCTTGCGGTTGGCCGACGCCATGGATGTTTGCAGCACGTCTACGAGGTCACGGTTGGGTTGCGCGTGCAATTCGTCCACGATGACAAGGTGCGAGTTGCCACCGTGCTTAGTGTCTGCGTCCGCACTCAACACCTTGTAGACGCTGCCTTCATCCTCAAGCAGCGAGATTGACTTCAACGCCTTGTAGACGCGCGCCCGATTGGCAAGCTCCGGCTCCTGCTCAATCATGCCCTTGGCTTGCCGATACAGCAGCGCGGCCTGGTCCTTGTCCGCGGCTGCGGAATAGATTTGCGCGCCGGGTTCGCGGTCGCAGAACAGCACGTAGTTGCAAATGCCTGCCGCAAGTGGTGTCTTGCCATTCTTGCGCGGGATGAAGATGAAAGCCTCGCGATAACGCCGCGTGCCATCAGGTCGCTTCCATCCAAACAGATTGCCAACAATCGCCTGCTGCCATGGTTCAAGCATGAACGGCTTGCCGGACATCGCGCCTTCCATGTGCTTCAGGCATTCAGCAAAGAAGTCCACAGCAAGCTGAGCCGCTGCGGGCACGAAGACGCAATCGTCTGCCGTAGCAAACGGGTCATATCCGGGCACAAGCCTCAAGATTTCATCCCACGTTTGCATCGAAGAATCGACCCTTGCCTTGGTCCTTTGCTACCTTCATGCCGCCAACCTTGACGCTGGTCTTGGATGCTGGCGTGAATCCATACTCGCGGCAGATGGTCAGTAGTTGCGCCCACGCCTTGTTGCGCAAATGGACCAGTGGATTCGCCAGAATGTTTCCCTTGTCAGTCGTGTACGTGTAGCCTGTCTCCCGCACTTGTCGCTCCAGCTCAAGGAAGTCGGCGAGCGCCAACGCGCCCAGCGCTAACGCCGTCTGCATGGGCGCGGACATGTAGCCTGCAGCCGCCGCCTGCGCCGCATGCGCCAGATACCAATCCCGGCCCGCTTCCGGCACCCACGACGGGCAATCGGGAATCTCAACAGGAAACTGCGGCTCGCCTTCACGACCATTCGCACGCCAGGAGCCGCGAGCTTCCAGCAGAGCGGTAGGAGTTGGCTGTGGTCCACGAGCGCCCATGTGCGTTGTTCCTGTAAGTTTTCCTGCCCCTAAGAGGCGTTCACGTAACTTTTGACCCGGTTTCAAAACCCGTGAAAAAGAACGTCACGG